GAGTTTGACCCGTGGCAGCGTGACCTGAACCGTTGCATCCTCGCTAAGGATGCAACGGGGCTATATGCGGCCGATACGGTTGCCATGTCAATCCCGCGCCAGGTGGGTAAAACGTTCGATGTCGGCGCGCTGGTGTTCGCTGATTCGATCATCAATCCCGGCACTACTACGGTTTGGACGGCGCACCGG